CGCTAATCGCCATCTTGGTATCCGAGCTCCTTCGCCTTCTCTAAGCTGATAGGCGTCCACTGGTGCCGACAGTTATAGCCGCCACCGTAGATCATGGCGTCTAAGCCCTGCCCGTTATCGAGTGCCGCGATCTCCTCTACCGTGTATATCGGAGGGTCGCGATCTAACGTCTCGTGGCAAAAGTCCCGGGTGATCTTGTCGTCTGGGCCTTGGTAGATAAACAGATCAAGCCCAAGCTCCTTAGCCTTCGACGCCTGTATAGTGCGCGAGAACGCCGAGAGAGAGGTATTAAGCTCTGCCTCAAGGTTTGCTCTAATGCGCCCCGTATACTTCTCTCGAATATCTTTCGCGGCTGGAATGTCTCCAGTAATAGCCCCCGAGATAATCTCCCGACGAATATCGCCGACGTACGAATCAAAGTTTTTGGTAACATCCTCTGCCGAGAAGGTTATCAACTGCTCTACTATCGTCTTGTCAGTATCCCCGAATATCTGCTTGCCCTTGGAGTACTGCTTAAGGTCTTCACTAATCGCCTTGAGCTCTTGCCCGAATATAGCGTCGAGCCGCCCTATCTCTTCGTTGAAACCCTTCTCTATCAGCACTCTCCGAATACCGCCCAGGATCCGAGCCGCGTCAGCCGCGCCCGTTGTCCCCGCCTGAATATCAATCAGCACGGTGTCTATCGTATCGCCTAAAATCTTTTCTAGCCTGGCAACGAACGCCGCAACCTCTAGCTCGTTTGCGCGTATGCGCTCCGCGACGGCCTTATCACCCTTCGCCATTTAATGCCTGGTCTATAACCGCCTGGCGCTTTTGTTTCTGCGCTTCCTGCCCGAGAGCATCGCCGAGCTGAACTTCGCGTACCGCTTTGAGCGCTTCTTCTTCGCGATCTTCTGGGAGCCCAAGCTTTTTGATAGCCTTTTCAATTGCAGCTCTCTCGACGACTTCGACTTTGGAGAACTTGTCTTGGAACACTCCGTAGACTGAGAGGAACTGATCGACGCTATCTGGCTTGATCGCCCTATCCAGCTCGATATCAGATTTGAAATCATTCTTACCAAGAAACTTAGCCCAATTATTGATCGACTCATTGACCGCCACCTCTATATCTTCGAGTGTTGCTTCTACTAGCGCGTAGGTATTGTCCTTCTCCTCTGACTGAGCGCCCTCGGCCTGAGTTAGCTTAGAATCAGAGGGGAGAAATCGAAGCTGGTTAAGCCCGACCTTGAACACGCTGTTGAGTGACTCCTCACACGCGAGAGATAGCGCTGTGGGGTCGCCAGAGGGTAGCGTAAAGGCGTCGCCGTCGGTCGGTAGGAAGCTCCAGGTATACTCTGTGATCGCCTTCATCGCCTCGTTGTCGGTCGTATTTATGCCCTTAACGAAGCCCTTTTCGTAGCCTTGAAAGTAGTTGATATTGTCCCGGTTGGATCGCAGGTTGTAGTACCTGAGCGTCTCCTCGCACGCGTCGTGTAGCCACGGCTCGGAGTCCATAACCACAACGGGAATCTCGGTGAGCTTGGTTTGAATCGGCTCGCCGTCTAGCTGCCACGCGTAGCCGCTACCCGCGTTCTTAGGGTCGTATAGCCTGTAATTGCCCTGCTCGTCTTTGTCTGCTGTGTACTTGATGATCGTATATCGGCCGTCGATGATAGCGAGCTCGTGCGACTGGCGCTGTGTTTTCGGCTGCTGATTTGCGCGAAGCCTTGGAAGGTTAAGATCAAACTCATGCCGGAGCACGTTATAGCGCCCGATCCTCTTTGAGTCCGACGCCTCAATATCCCAGTCAACCACGTCTAGGGGCTCTAGTAACTCTAGATATGGTCTAAAGCCTATCTGCGCGTCCTCGCCCGCGCTCTTTCCGGTCTTGCCGAAGGCGTCCGCGAGCACTATCGCCTTACCGTAGAGTAGAAACGATCTAAGCATCCGGTCACGAACGAAGGTTTTCAGGCTCGTATCGTAGCCGTCGATGTTGGCCTCTGCGCCGTACGGCCGTAGAATCGCCTTACTAACCGGTCCGATCTCCATATCCTTTCTAAAGAAATAGGAGGTCCAGAGAGAGATTAGAATCTCGGGAAGGTTTAGGTAGCGTGTGCGCTGTTCTCGGGCTGCCCTGAGTCGCTTGGCTGTATCGTCGCCCTTTAGTTCAATTGCATGCGCCCACAGGTATTCGAGTGTGACTAATATATCGTGTTTGCCCTCGTACAAGTCGCGGTATCTGATCCAGTCCGGCTTCAGATACTTATATTTGGGGTGCTGAAATAGCTGTGTTGAGTTACTCAATTCAAGTTAGTTCCAAAAATTCTAGGTTTGTTCGGTGCCTCTAAGTCTTCTTCTCGCGTGAGCTGGAATAGAGGGTATCCAGTCGCATCGCTGTAGTGAGTCCAGTCTTCGCCCGATGGCTTTTCTATTTGCCACATTCCCTTCTTAAGCCCGGTGTTCGTGTGGCTCTTAATCAAGTTTCTGCACCAGGCGGCAACAACGTACTGTTCGTAAGCCATCAGCGTATTCACCCGGTTAAGCCGTGCCTCGATGCTCGGAGCCGACTTCGCCGCTAGTATCGATACACGATACCGACTTCTGAGCGCCTGATTGATCTGATCGTATGCGTCGCTCGATGCTAAGTGAGAGCCGAAGTACCCCGAGCAGTCGCCGTACACATGCACAGGCGTATCTCGATAATCCTTCGGGTCGAACTGCGCTATGAACTCCGCGCATGCGTCCAATACGCCCCGGCTCTTGCCTGAGCTTTCCGCGAGGGCGACGTATCGATAGTATCTATACCCGCCACGCTCGAACGGCTGCCGCTGCATAACTACCCACGCGAGCGGGCTCTTATTAAAATCCCAACATAGTAAAATCGGTAAGTGCTTGCTCGGCTTAACGTCTAGCACCACGTTTCGAGAGTGTAAAAACTCCCAATAGGCCGTCCCTTTAGTGAACGGAACGAAATCCCCATACAGGTACGACTGTAAACGTGTCGGATCATAACTATACGTTCTTTTCAGCTTATCAATATAATCGGCCGGCAGCCGAGTGTTATCTGAGGTGTGTAGTTTAAATCGTCGAGCTTTGTTTGTTTCGTCGTATTCATTGAAATTTGCTTTCTCACAATACCAGTTATCGCCCTCTGGCGTGCCCTCTAACATCCCTTGACGGGTCTTGGCCTTCGGGCATCTCGTCCTAGCTTGGCATTTATCGAAAACTTCCTGCTTCTGAAATCCGACCTCGGTTACTAGGTAGTGACTTATGTTAGTGCCTACCATCAGATCCGGCCTCGCGCCGGAGTGAAAATGTATCTCGTGCCCGGATTTAAAAAACACCAATTTAGGCGGTTTGGTTATGAAAGTTTCATAATCCTTCCCGTGATGCTTGCCGAAATGGGTCGCTAGTACCTCGTGAAACGTCGGGATAAGGATATCTCTTACTTTTGAGTGCGTGGGCGCCACCGCCCACGAAAACTTACTGCTCTGGTTGCGTAGAGCCCTCTCCAGAAACCAAATCGCCGATCCGTAACTCTTGCCACTTCCTAGCCCGCCAGTTATCCAAAACACATCCGTAGTTTCGTCTCTAATTGCATCAGCTACCCACCACGGGATTGAGCTGGTGATCTGGCTATTGGTCATCTGAGGCTGCTTTGTCTACTACCCTCAATCGCGCCGGAGGTGGCTCTGCAATTAAGTTTATAATAACCGGCGAAGTTTCGGCCCCTTCCTCTATATTCTTCTTTTCCCAAATCTTACGCCTAATCGCAGCATCCCAGGTTTCAGGTAACAGGGCCGCGAGCACTTCAAGAGCAACCTTCCCCTGCTCTGGGTCTTGCGTTGCCTGACGAATGCACTCTATGGCGTTGCTTAGAAGTTCATCCTCAAGCTTTGCCTTAGTATCGGAATAGGCCGCCTCTTTAGCCTTGCGTCGCTCTTCGAGTCGCTCGATAAACTCCTCGCTATGCTTCCAAGCGCATGCGGTCTTTTGAGAGATCCCGACGGCCTCGCAGATCTGGCGTTGGTTCTGCTTGCCTTCAAGCGTGAGCGCTATAAACTGGTCCTGCGCTGCCCGTATGTTTTTGGCGCGCTTTTTAGAGATCATATACCTCTATTTACCGACCTGTAGTGAATTGGGTTAATCCTTTACCCTCTCGGGTTCAGGCTCTATTAGCTCGCGCCGGACGAATTCCCGTTCGAGCCGCTCCTCTATTTTTCTGAGCATCCGGTAAACTCTGCCCACCGAGCATCCGAGCTCTTTCGCAATATCCTCGCATGACTTCTGCTCTGTTCTGTCGCCGATATAGCGCCAAGTGAAAGCCCAATATTCTTCATGAGTCGAATAGCGCATGACTCGCCCCATGCCGATAGCTATGGAGCTCCAGATATCTCTGGGCGATCCGCCTGTGAAATCGTCTTCCTGTGGCTTATGAAAGCGCTCGGGCTCGTAGAAATTAACGTGTTTCTGCCGCGCTGGGTTGCTTTTATTGTAGTATGCTAATGCGTGACCGACCGAGCCGAAAGGAAATACAGGCTTTTGTTCCATCATGAGAATATCACCGTAAATCTTTTTCTGTAAGATCCTTTTCTTTGAGAGCAACCTCAGTAAGCAACCGATGAACGTACCACGATCCCTTCCGCTGCATGTCGCACCTGTCAACTACTTGACTCCGACAGAAGCTTATAATCCTCCTCCTAGCGTCCTCTACATCCCCAACAAAGAACGAGAGCCACCACCGGAACGACCTAGCGACCTTCTCGGTCTTATTTCCGCACATAAAGGCAAAGGCGTTGCGCCTGAGTATCCGAATGTCCTGGCTCCTCCTGCTGGTCGTGCAAGCGTCAAAGATCGCCCGTGTCACTACCGCAATCGCCAATCTCTGCTCGGGCTCGGTTATTTCGCACGCCCGTAGATCCGCCCATTGCCCTACTAGCCTGTGTGCTCCGCTTTCTTTCCTCAAGTAGAACCTCCTGTCGTAAATCCGTTAGATTTCGCGCATCCTGAATAACTATTAGGGTCGTCCCCGGTGTATAGTTAAGATTCGGGTAGCGAGACTTCTGGTATATGTGGATCTCCGCTTGCCTGTCCGATTCAATGACACCGCACGACTTGAGCCAGGATCCGATTATCTTCGGGTACGAGTGAGGGTCTTTGAGTGGTATTTGACCCGCCAAAAGAGCCTGTACGCACACAGGGCGAGCGCCGAAGTACGGGAATGACAGGGCCGACTCTACGAGCGTCGATGCGAATAGCGTCCTCGCTGCGTCTATCTTCATCCGTATCGACTGGAGCCTGGTGTGCCCGGCAAGCCGCATACCGCCCAAGTGAGCGAGCGGGCCACCCATCTCGATCCACACCCCCGACACGTCTACGCCAGGGATTGCCGGAAAAGCCCTGACAGTGCAGAACGAATCCCTAAGTAATTGCTGCCTGATCGACTGGACAGGCATAACCCTTCTTCCGGTAGTCGTTTGCACTAATTCCAAGCCTTCGTATCTTTTCATGTAATGTTGACCTTCTGACGTCTAAAAACTTTGCCGCATCGCTAACCACGCCGCCGTACTGAGAGAGCGCGTACTCTATGCACAGCCGCTCCAGTAGGTTGATCGCAGTCGGTAAAGAAAGGTTCGCGTTAATCTTCATTCTTGCCCTCCATATAAACCTGCCAGGAGTCCCACAGCCGCCCCCCGTAGGTTGCTGAGAGATATCCGGCTCTAAACGCATTAAGCTCCGCTACTCTGTCAGCCCGTTCATCTGTACGAGCCGATTGATCCGACAGTCCGTATACTTCAGAGTCAGGGTTTTCGGCCTTGGGCACGGTGTCGAAGTAGGAGTCGGCGTAAGTGAGGGCGCCGGTGTTTGGGTCGGTGTTGGCGTAGGTTGCAACGAGGGTGTTGGTGTAGGCGGTATCGGCGCTGCAAGTAAGTACGGTATCGCACTTCTGTGATTCTGGTTGAACTGCTTCACCCCAAATAAGAAGGCGCCCCCACTGTGAAATTGCCCAGAGGAGTCTGTTCGCATAACTCCTCCATTCAAAATAGCCTCTATCTGCGTCTGCCATCCTAGCCCCCTTTGATTAAGCCAACCGTAAACTGGTAAAATTAAAAGATTGAGATCAGGTTGCGGGCTGAGATCGTCGGCGTTGCCGATGCTCCGATCTGTGTACCGAAACGCCTTCGCGCCCGAGTCCCAATTATTCGTCCAGATATATTGAGCGCACGACTGTATATCCACCTGTGAGGCCGCCGCAGCGTTCGCGTATACGAGCGCTTCGACCGTTAAAGCAACCATAAAGGGCCGAACGTATGGGGCGTTCTGGAGCACACACCACCGCCTTAAATGCCCCCTTGCGTCGCTTATTAGCTTATCAAGGCGATACTGCCGAGGTGCTCCCATCGATGCCGCATCGACAAGAGCGCGAATTCCGTACGCTACCTCCCTGCTAAGATCCGGGTTGGTAGTGTCCTCGGTGGTTGTGTCCCGAACGTATGCGCCGTTCTGAGAGATAGCCACCACCGCCGCTCTAAGTGACGGTGTGCCGCTTCGCTCGTAGGCTCTACGCATGCCGCTAGTAAAATTCCAGAAGCCCGGTATATTGCCGTTCGCCGGAAGCGCGTACTGCTCCGCGAAGAACCGCGCCCACTTCTCTGCGTAATCGAAGTAAGTATCGTCGCCCGTTACCTGAGCGATTTGGTTGTATACTAGCGCAGCATCGTAGTAGTAGGCCGCGAGCTTGGGATCGAACCCTACCGCCGGATCGTCTATTGTGCCTCTATGCACCTGCGCGAACCGCCTCATGTTCGAATTGTATAGGGATAGATCGGCCTCGTAGTCTGCCTGGGCTGAGTAGATAATCCCCAGGAGTAGCATCGCCACCACCGCCGCGAAGAACACCGAAACTATGGCTCGAATAGATCTCTCGTCAGAATCAATATTATCTTTCATTTATCGCCTCTCGATTTGTTCTAAAACTTCAATAGCGCCGCGCTCGTAAGCTTCTTCTACTAGCTCCCCAACCTGTCTAATTATCCCGTCCCTCAACTGCCGATCTATCTCCTCGATGTCGAGATCTTCAATCGTCTCGTCGATCCACTCCTCAAAAAGCTCTTTTCTATCCTTTGTCCAGAATCTTGGATCGTCGCTCATTTCTCCCCCTCGTTCTTAGTGACTCGCACCAACTTATATTCCCACCCCTCTCCAGTTAGCGCCGACAACACAGCCTGAGTTATCTTTCTAAGCTCTTCATCGTCTAGGTGACAGAACACCTTCGAGTAGTGCACGTCCGTTGTAACTGACGGGTAATCAAACTTTCCAAGATTTACACCGAATACAGGATCGTTTTTGCTCATTCCTTCTCCCCAAAAATCATCTTCCTAGCCTTGTCGTTCAACTCGTAAGGCCAAAGGTCTTGAAACTCTCGCC